TAATGATTAGGCTGCGAGCGCCACGTTGGCGGTGAACTTGCCTTGGGACTGCGGGGCCAAGCAGGTGACCGAAGCGATAGCATCGATCAGCGCGCGAGGGCCGCCGCCGAGGTCAGGGAGTTCGCGCATGGCCGGACGCTTGGCGAAGCGGACTTCGCACTGATCCATGTTGAGCACCAGACCGGACGAGTTTTTCGCCGTGTCGCTGGAGTTGTTCTGACGAAGATACAACGAGGGCAACAGACGCAGCGTGCCGAAGTCGCCTTCAAACACATTCACAGCCGACACGATCTTTTTGGAATCGGCGGACGTGCTGAACGTGCGGATGCTCAAGGCATTCGCGGTCGAGCCGGTGCTGAAACGAGTGTATTCGGTGAAGGTGCGCTTGAGCGAAGGTCCGCAGAGGAGAACCATGTCGTCGATCTGGCCGGTCTGGCTGTAGATGCTCTGCAAGAGCGTCTGCACCTGGGACTCGGTCGGAGCGGCGTTGGTGTCAACGCTGGCGGTCGGAGTGCGGTAGGCGGCGGGAACCGGGAGGTCAGTTTGGGCCGCAGTGTCGATCCAGCGGAAAAGGCCGCGGGTGCGATACGGGTTGTTGCCGCTCTGCTCTTGGCTTTCGCGGTCGGAGCAGAAGGCACTTTCCATGTCGCGCTTGGTCTCCAAGAGAGCTTTGGAAACGCCAACGGCGAGCTGCTTTTTGCGGCCGATGCCGGCGATGTCGCTGGCCTCTTGGACGAACGTATCGACCTTAACGGCACGGCGGAACATCTGTCCGCGGGCGCTCAGGAGGGCGCGGTTTTTGGCGGGATCGTCGAACGCGGAAACGTCTTGATTGCTCAGGACGCCGTCGAAGGACGGGTCGTTATATTTGTCGGCCTGGAAGCTGTAGACTCCGGCGTTGGTGATGTCGGAGCCTTTGCGGGCGGCCGAAACGAAGGGCGTGTTTTTTGCATCGACGATAGTGATAACGTCGCTCAGGTCTTCACGCTGACCTGTCACTGGGAAAATGGATCCAGTAGGCATGATGATTAGTTCTTTCTGTTTTTGGGTTAGCTAAGAAGACTCTCGGCGAAGGCTTCCAGCGATTGGCGGTCGCCTCGTTCGTAGAGTCGTTTTGCAGCGTCTTTGCTGCTTGTCTTGGTGGCAGATTTGGCTGCGCTAACCGGGGATGCAGGTGTGGGAAGTTTGGCTTCTGATTTTGCTGACGAGACTTTCTTGGCGGCGCTGGCCTTGGCCTTTTGGGCTTCTTGCTTTTGCATGAGCTGCTGTTCGCCGTAGAGGGCGAGGCCGACCCAGTATTCGACTTGGGGTAGCTTGAGCAGCTCGGGCGCTTGCTTCACGGTCGCTTGGTAGGCCGTGTTGAGCGCGGTGCCTTTGGTGAAGATGTCGGGGAATAACGACTTGGCGGCATTGACTGCCGGCTGGCGTTGCGCAAGCCATTGCTGGCGCGCAGGGGCGTAAGTCGTGAGGACATCGTCTGCCTTGATAAGGTAGTTTTTTACCTCGTCAGAATCGACGTAGACCTCGGTGCCGTCTGGTCGTTTGACCGTGGCGCCGTCCGTATTACGGAGCGCCCAGCGGCGGACTTCCTGCGCGGACTTGATCTTGGCCTGAAGCGCTTCCTCGGTATCGACATCAGCCAGCGGGTTCTCCGCGGAGGGCTGAAGGACGGGGCGGCTGGCCTCGTTGACCTGCGCCTCTAGTTCGGCGAGCTTGGTCTTGGCCGCGCTGTATTCGGTCTCCAGCGTCTGAGCCTTTTCGAGGGCTTCCTTTTTCTGGGCCGTCAGCTTGTCGATCCGCTTTTGGACCTTCTCCTGCGGAACCGGGGCGTCGTCGTCTTCGGACTCTTCGTCCTCGGACTCCTTGGCATCTTCATCTTCGGATTCTTCCGCGGGCTTTTCAGCCTCGGATTCGTCCGACTCGTCATTGTCAGAGAGCTTTTCTTCTTCGGCGTCGGTCTTGGGATCAGCCGCTTCCGGTGCTGGTTGATCCAGTCCGACTAGCGCTTCGCTGATCGACATAACGTCGAAATCTTCCACCTCTGCGGCCGGAGCCGCGTCATCTGTCGCCATGAGCTTTACCTCTCAAGTAGGAACCAAGATGTACGTCATCCAGACCGATCAAACCTCGCGTGCCATGAGGGCACTACTCCACTTTGATACTACTAGTATAACGACTACTGGACAAATGTCCAGCAGAAAATTTAGAATGCAGAATGCAGAATGCAAAATGGGGCGGAAGGTCTCGTTGTGCGATACTTCGATTGTGTCGCCGGGAGACATTTGGCAGGTGTGGCGTGGATAGAATCGGCTACAGTTCTGCACAAGTGATGACACTTTGCGTCACCTTCTGTTCGGTGTTTTTGTGACACAAAAACAACCTGCAATTTGTGTCACGGCGCGTTACAAAGAAGGGGTTGTTTCTATAACGGGGTTCCCGATCGGGGATAAATGCCGGGAAAGCGGCCGGATTATACCCGAAGGGGTGCGAGCGGGAACATGGCTTTACACTAACTGGGTTAGTGTCGCGGGATGTTTACTTTGGTGGCGGCAGGTGAACCCTTGCTTCATTTATGGCCGATAGTTCAAACGTGGCTTGAACTACGGCGCAAATGCTACTCCAAGCGCGAGGCTTCGGCGCGGCGGGTTTCGAGGGTGTCCCAGAGTTCCTGCAAGGCGTTGAGCTGGCCGGCGGCGTGGGCGAGGTATCCAGGTTCTTTGGCGGTGGCCATGGTGGCGACCAGGGTGCGGATGTCGGAGATGCTGTCCTGCAACTCAAGCATGACGGCAAGGTAGGCGGGCGGCGCCTGGTCGCGGGAGAAGGCGAGGGCGCCTTCGCGGTCGAAGTCTTCGTTGACGGTGTAGAGGTCAGCGGGGATGGTTTTGGTTTTTGTGAACATAAGGTGTTTGCTGTTCGCGAATGGCGAATTAGCCGCGGCGCATCACAATAATCTCTAGGGCATGAATGGCGTTCTGCAGGTGCGGGCCGCATTCCCGGCAGACGGGGCCGATGTGATAGTCGTGGCCGTGGATGTCTTGGATACGAAGCGGCTTGGCACAGATGCCGCAGCGCGGGATGTCATTGCCGCGGCGTCCGGGGCGTAGGCGGCTGGGCGGGGATGGCGGCGACATGGTCATCAGTAGCTACCTCCTCCGGTAGATCGCAGGATGTCGCCCTCGACGTTGATGGCGTCGGAAAGGCAAACGTAGCGGAGCAAATCTACAAAATCTTTTGTCGCCCCTTTTTTGCCGTCCGCCGCGGTGTAGGTCTGCAGGCAGTAAATGAGGTTCTTGCAGTTCTCACTGATATACAGCTTCGGCTGGTTGCGGGCGTCCACCGGCTTCTCGGGGTTGTATGACAAGGCATCGTTGATCATGCTGACGCCTTCATCAATGGAATCGCCCGGAGTTGCCGTGAAGAGCATGCCGAGGTCGGCCATCTCGTCGATGAGGGTCGTCGGGGATTCCTTGCCGAGCGTGCGGGCGTTGCCGTAGCGCGAATCCATCCAGCGCTCGAAAATTTCCTCGCCGCCTTCGACGCAAAGGATTTCGTCCTTGTAGCGCTCGAGGCCAAAGCCGAAGTCCTGCTGCGCGGGTCCGGGCTTGCCGTCGAGCTTCTTGCCGTCTGGCAGCGCCCACTCGCCAGCATAACCGATGCCTTCGATGTATGATGTTTGGTCGGGCCATTCGCGGTAGACAACGATGCGGCCGGACGTGTCATGCACTGTCCAGATCATCGCCCAGTTCTTGCCGCTCGCCGGATCGACCCAATGGTAGCGGGTGCCCTGCGGGACATCCGAAGCGCGGATGACGTGGACTTTGGGGTTGAAGAGCGGGAAGCGGCCGCTGATGGCTTTGGTCGGCACGCCGTAAGCGCGGCAGAGGATTTTTTCTTTGGTCTCGCTCTGCAGCTCTTTCTTCATGCGGGACCAGCCGGCCCAAGGATTTGACTGCGTGTGGAAGTAAAGAATCGGGCGGCCCTTGGGATTGATCTGCTCAATGGGCACTTTCTCGTAGCCGGAGATCTCGCCTTTGTCGTTTTTGAGCGGGAGCAGCTCGGCGTTCGTATCGGTGATAGTCTTGGCGCCGGACAAGTAGTCGGCCACGGTTGGCGACCAGCCTTCGACCGGCGTGAAGGTCACAGCGAGTTTGCCGTTTCTGTCTACTAGGCGGAAACGGAGGGTTTCGAGGACATCAAGCGGCACTAGCTCGTCCGCCCAGGCGAAATCGATCTCGCCGCCTTCGAGCGTGGACGGATCTTGCGCGTAATTGCGGAAAATGCAGATCGATTGGTTCGGCGCAACGAATTTTGCCTCGGTGAATCCGCCTTTGACGCTGTAGGTGATGTTCGTGACCTGTCCCTTGCGCGCATTACGCCATTCCGGCGGCATATATTTCCATACGCGGGGTTGCATTAGCTCAATGCTGTTTGGCGCGGTGGTCTGGAACAGCCACGCAACGGCTCCCGGCTTGGAATACATGATTTTGATAGCTTCCTTCGCCGCCCATTCCGTTTTTCCCGAGCGGTTGCCTCCAAGCACCAAGATTTCGCGGTGCTTTTCCAGCAATTCGGACGCGCGCTTCCACACCGGCGGGATGTAGCCATAGCGAAACGGGTCTGATGCCTCGCGGGCGATCAGCTCTTCGCGTGTTTTAAGATATTTCCAGCCTTCGTCCGGTCCCAGTTTCTCGAGCAAGTCAAGATCGACCTGCATGACTGGGTGCGGTGTGGGCTTGAAGCGTTGTGCGTGCTCGTTCACTCTCTCCTAAGCGGCCAGCTCAGACTGGGATGCGGCAAAACTCTCGCCGTACCCAAAATTCTTTAGGCGCCCTTCGCGCAAAAGCTCTTTGGCTGGCATCATGCCTGCGTGCCGATATGTCGGAAACTTGCCGACCATTAACGAATACATTTGCACGTTGCACTTTTTCCAGCGCGCAGCCAAGAGGTGTCCGCCGTCGTAAGGTGTGGCTTTTACGTCCACAGTTTTACCGTCAGGCAAAACGGCGTCCTCTGCCGGTCTTTCGTTAATTTGAGTGTCAGGGTAGACGTTAAACATCTTGCAAAACGCCATCTCGGCACCAATGCCTTCTAGGTCCGTTTGCTCGTCGCTCTGTGGCCCAATGCGCGAGTTTTTTGTCCCGCTGCTGCGATTTGCTGCGTGCCGCTGCGCGGCCAAGTATTTGGCGAGCTTCTGCTCTGCGTCATTTAGCGTTATGCTCATATTATTTTGTAATTGGGCGCTGGCTGGTTGACGCTCGGACCCTCCCCAGAGCCGATTTTGTTAAGCCGTGCCAGCGCCCAAAATGTCCAAAGTCGGATTCTCCGCGGCAGCGAGTTGGTCGATGCGCGCGGTCAGCCACCGGCCGCTGTCTTCGCGGCACACGGTGACGTAGTCGTTTTCGAGGCCGCCCTGCGTGACAACGTAGAGCACTCGGCAGGTGCCGATGCCGTCTACTTCAACGCGGAAGTTTTGGGGTGGCCAAGAGATCATGGAAAAGATGTGCAGGCGCCCCACTCGTCTCGCTCGGTGGAGCTGGGCATCCCGGAGATGGTCCGCGGCGTCACACCACATGAACGCCGGCGAGAACCCGCTTGAGCCTGCAACTTGAAAGTCATTTGGATTTGCGCTTGCGCATCTCGGCGCAGAGCGCGTCCGCTTTTTTCTTCGCTTCTTGGGCAACAAGTTTGGCGCGCTTGCTTTTCAGCAGCGTGATAGTCTTGTCGAGTTCGGCGATTTCTGGCGTGAGGATGTTGTAGTTAGTCATAAATTGTTACCCTCCACAGCCCGATTTGCGCCACCGCATAGCCCAACCAAATCAGACCGTGCCAGTAGCGGTGCTGGATCAGTCCCAAGTCGATGGCGACCGTGAAATAGATCAATCCGACCAAGGCGATGAGAAAACCGGATGTCATCGGCGCGCTTTGGCGGTCTTGGCGGATGCGCGGAAGGCTTTGGCGGTCGGAGCGCCGGTAGAACCGGGCTTGCGCATGCGTTCACCGCTTCCGGCGGCGATGCGGGCTTTTTTGGCGTGGATGTTGGCGTATAGTCCTTTTTTCATGGTTTGTTTTTTCGGATGGCTTCTCGGAAAAGGTATTGGATCAAGTAAGCGCCGGTTTCTTCGTCGCTGCTGGTGATGTGCTTTAGGAAATCCTGCACAACGTGGTACAGCTCATGGACGAGCGAACCGGTGTCTGCGGCGTCTTCGATCCAGACGACCGCTTGGCTGCCCAAGCACATCGCCCAGGCGGCGTCGGAGTCGTCGGGCTGGTTGTCGGGGTCTTTGGGGTCGAGCTGGAGGATGTTCGCACACCGCCGGATCGCCGATGCCTGTGGCGTTCCGCAATAGAACTCCACGACCAGACCAAAGGTCTGTTCTCGGACGACGAACCGGCGGGTGCGTTTCATTTAGGCGGCCTTCTTGAGGCGCAGGTTTGCGTAGTGCAGCGCGAGGCGGGCCTTGAAGTTTTCCCACAGGGGTTCTGCGGAAAAGATCCACGACACCTCGAAGTCATCCGGCGACTCCTTGCCGATGCGGACGATGCCGCGGCGCTGGACCTTCATGTCTGGGCGGTTTTCGTTCCAGAGTTGTTCGTAGCCGGCCAACTGGATCTTGTGCGCTCCGACGATGGCTTTGGATGTCTTCCAGTCGAGGAGGACGATCTTGCCGTCACGGTCGCGGCT